CAACAGGTGGTCGAGCAAGCAGCATAGCCGCATCGGTGTCGAGCGTCTCGACGCTCGACACCGATGCGGCTATGCTGCTTGCTCGACCACCTGTTGCTGCAAGCGGTCGTAAACGTCCCAGCGTTCTTCGCCTGTGAAGTCACTAATCACTCGGCAAAGCGCGAGAGCTGCGCAGTAGTATTTCTCGTGGTCTTCGTCTGTCTGTATGCGCCGCATGTAGAAGCGTGCTCGCGCCTCGATGATGCGGGTGTATTCTGCGATATGATCTTTCATGCTGCGTCCTCCATGATGTGTTCGGTTACGATTGCGTACTGATGGCACATGCACTCTTCGATGCCGTACGAACGAGCCGCGTGGCCTTCGACCCACTGCATCTCGTCACTGAATGTGTCGGCTACGAATATGAGGCCGTAGTTGCTTTGGAACTGTGTGATCCATGCGGTGAACGCGGCGATGTTTTCCTCGTCCAACGCGGCCTCGTTGCCACGGGTAAGGGCGGCTTCCCAATGCGCGGGAAGGATGATCAAGATTGCGTGTTCGGTCATGTGTTAAACTCCTAATGCTGAGATGATGAATGGGAACGCGTGGTGTAGAACCACACATTCGCCTTCGGGTGAGCCGCAACCGCTGAACCACTCAATGAGCACGATTGCGAAGATGATTGAGTACGCGAACCCAAGCGCCGCTTCTTGCACGCGGGTCATGACGACGTACCAAAGCGCACGTAGTTGACTGCGTACGCGGCGTCGGCGTCACAGAACTCTTCGAGCATCTGCTCGCGGGCCTCGACGGCTTCGCGGATGCTGCGTACGTAAGCACCGATTGGCGACCAGTTATCGCAAGGATCGTCAACGTGCTTGGACGTTAGCGGGTGTTGTTGTGTAGACATATTGAGCATGGTGTTTCTCCTCTCATGCGGGTTAGCGTGCAGAGCGCACGAAAAAGCCGCCAACGCTTGCGCGAGGCGGCTCAGTTGATGTGCTCTGGGTGGTTCGCTTATGCGTTGCGGATGAACGCGATCAGGTGGCCAGCTTCGGCGGAAGCGCCTTTGCCTGCACCCACGAGGGTCGCGAGCGCCATGGCTGCGTCAACTGCGCTGACCGCTTCGGCGGCTACGGGCGCTTTGGCTTTCGCTTTGGCCTTCGGCTTCGCAGGCGTTACGGGACGCGCTGCGTTGACGGCTGACCAGTCGCCAGTCGCACGCGCCTTGACGCGCACCTTGTCGCCAGCGTCGATGTCCTTCAGCAGAGCTGCCCAACGCTTGCGCGAGGACACCTTGGCAGTGGCGGCTACGGCTGCGCGGATTTTCTTCTTCGCGGGTGCGCCTTGCGCCTCGACCCACGCGGCTGCGGCGGTTTTGGCTGAAAATGCTGGGGCTTTCGCGGGTGTGTTTGCTGCTGTTTTTGTCATGTGATTTCTCCTTTTGCGTTACACATGTGACTGCGCTCAGTACCGACCGAGCACAGGCCATCCTCCAATCTGAGCTGGCACCCTTTGATGTTCCTCAAAGATTTATCTTTGGTCGCGCCCACGCAGGACGACGAGCGTTACGCAAATGAGTAACGTGCCTGTATGGTTAATTTTCATCCGCGAAAGGAGCGAAACTGGGAACTTTCGCGTTACGAAAAACACCCCAAAATCCCCTACGAGGGGAGCGAAAACACAGCAAAATCAACGCAATGCGCATCGCATGTGACAATAGTGAGCCAAAAACAGTACGAAAGGGGGGGCCACCCCCCATCCCGCCGTCGCCGCGCCGCGAATTGCCATTGCGAGACCCCCGAGAAATCTGAGCAAAATTGAAAACGTCTGGAAATAATCAATGTCACGCAAAAAACTTATACAAACTGGCGATAAGCTAACGCCACTTCAAGTCGCCAACATGCGAGCGGGCCTATACCGCCGAGTAGAGGCACAGATTGACGAGGCCCACGACGTAGTGATGGGCAAACAGGAGTGGAACCCCACCCAAGCGCGGGTATTCACGGCCATGTTGAACAAAGTTGTACCTGACCTCACCGCCCAATTCGTGCAGCACGAGCACAACATACAGGAAGCGCCCGAGAAGATGTCTCGTGAGCAGCTTGAGGCGATTGCCATGGGTGTGAACAACATAATAGACGCTGAAACCGTAGAGACTGAGGAATGAGTATCTCGGCGCAGGAAGCCGCCAAGCATCTTCTCAAACTCAAGACCGCAGAAGACAGCTTTCTAGGCTGGGTACGCCTACAGTTCCCTGACTGGACGCTACCACAGTTCCACCTCGACATGATCGAGGCTCTCGACAAGCTAGAGCGCAACACCCTTACGTCTCACCACGGCAAATCGGCCTCCGAGCGGGCGAATACGGAAGAAGTACCCGTACGAAACCTACTGATCACGATGCCACCACGCCACGGCAAGTCTACGTACGGCTCTGTCATCTTCCCCGCCTACTTCATGGCGCGAAAGCCCAACCGTTTCCTCATGTCCACCTCGTACAACAGCCAACTGGCAACCGATTTCGGTCGCCAAGTACGTGATTTAGTCAATGAGCCGCTTACATCCCAAGCGTTCCCCGACTTCGAGATGTCTCAGGACAGCCGAGCCGTAGACCAGTGGCGTACAACTGGCGGTGGAGCCGCGTACTTCATCGGTGTGGGCGGTACAACGTCTGGTCGCGCAGCGAACCTTCTCCTTTTCGATGATCCACTAAAGTCCAGAGAGGAAGCCGAGAGTGCTACGCAACGGAACAAGGTCTGGAATTATTATATATCCGCTCTCAGCACGCGTCTCCAACCAGACGTTGACGGTGTTCCCCCCGCCCAAATCATCATCCTTACCCGATGGCACCCTGACGACCTCGCAGGGCGACTTATGCAAACTGATGACTGGCATGAGGGCCGCTGGCTTCATATCAACTTCCCTGCCGTCGAGGAGAGACCAATTCAAGGAGACGCTGGTAAGATTTCCCGCTCCAATCTACCAAGCGACGACCCTCAGTACCTCGCCCCAGGCGAAGCCAGCAAGCTCGGTAAAGCAAAAAGATATATACGCAAGACTGAGAAGAGAGCCTTGTGGCCCGAACGATTTTCCCTCGAAGATCTGGAACGTCGTCAAAGATTAAACCCGCGAGAGTTCGCATCTCTCTACCAACAAACTCCGTATATCCAGGGCGGCAACATGATCCGCTCACATTGGTGGCGTACGTACCCTGCTGACATGAAGCCAGAGAAGTTCAACTCTCTCATCATCGCAGCCGACACTGCGTTCAAGGCCAAGCAGACGAGCGATTACTCTGTCATGATGACCATGGGCCTCGATACGAACGGCGACATCTACATCGTTGACGTTCACCGAGAGCGGTACGAGTTCCCTGACCTCAAGCGCAACATGATCATGCTTAACAACCAGTGGCGCGGTCGCGGCTTGCGTGGCATCTACATCGAGGACAAGGCCAGCGGTCAGTCCCTGCTGCAAGAGCTGAAGCGAGAAAGCGGTATTTCCGTGATCCCGTACAAAATATCCAGCGACAAAGTTTCCCGCCTGTCGGCGGTACTGCCTCTAATTGAGGGTGGCCGTGTGTTCATCCCCAGTGCTGCGCCGTGGTTAGACGCCTTCCACGACGAGATGCAAACCTTCCCCGCTGGTACTCACGACGACATCGTAGATGCCATGACCATTGGCCTAGACGTTCTCGCTCGCACCCCTGCAACGGGTGAATATTACGCACCTCCATCGTTCGCGCTTCCCAAGTCGAGCGACAGTTTATGGAACCAGAAGTCCGACCTAAACAATCTCAGCTCCGCGTGGCGTGGCTGGGGTGAATAAGGACGACCGAGGTACAATTATAGGAGTAAATGTTTTCTTATGGCACTGACTAATACAAATTACCGTGCGGACTTCGTACCTGAAAGCGATGGCATCATCGTTGACCTGTCCGATCACGCCAATGCTCTCATGGCATACGAGGATATTTCCTCGATGCTTACTGATGAACAGGAACAGCGCATAGTTGATTATGCTCGTTCTGCTATGCAGATGTCATACGACCGCATTTCACGTCGGTACGATCACTGGACGCAGGCGGATCGCGCACATGATGTGTACGTAGATCCTCACGCGACACAGTTTCGTGAGAAGGCGGTCATTGCAGACACACGCGCTATTGCGGATACTGTGCTTACGTACCTGATGTCGGCTCTCACGGGTCGGAACCCTATGTTCCAGTTGGAGGGCTTGAACCGTAAGTCTCGGAAGGGGTCTCAGATTATTGAGCGCCTACTTCATCAGCAGATGCGCCGAACAGCAGGAGAGGCTCGCCTTGCCCAACATCTTCTTGACAGCATTCGGTACGGATACGCACCCACGAAAGTTACGTGGGATGCTTCCTCACGAACAAACCAAATCACCAACTTCGACCCGCGCCGCGTATTCCACGACCCCCGCGTTCAGTGGGGAGATTGGGAGCGGATGCAGTACATCATCTTTTCTGACTTCTCTTCTTATGACGCACTCATGCAGACAGGCATGTATCCCAAGCTCAAGAAGTACCCCTCCTTACGCAACCGGCTCACGCCTCCGGCTGGTGGGTGGGACGGACACCGCTGGCACAAAGAAGCGGGACGAGGACTAAGTATTGATCCTGCCGAGCGCAACCGTCGTGAGAGTGGCGGTACATTCTTCGCCCTCGGAGACAGTCGTGTAGTTGATGAGATGTGGGTTCGTCTTGCTGGCTACGAAATCGGCGTACCTCAGATCGAACAGTTGTGGATGTGCATCACAATTCTCGATGAGAACGTGGTTATCCGTTGTCAACTCAACCCATACGGCAGGCAGTTCCCTGTCGTGATAGGCGGTCTGTACCACGACGCACACAAAACGTACTCGCAGTCGTTGTATGATCTACTTCTTCCTCTGCACGACGTAGCGACATGGCTTCTTAGGTCACGTATCGACAACGTACAGGCCGCTTTGACCAACTTAATGTTCGTAGATCCCACGCAAATTGCGATTGGAGACCTAATTGACCGCAATCCACACGGCATTGTGCGTACATTACCTGGGGTAAAGCCAGGTGAGGGCGTCTTTATCAGCCAGATCCCTGACGTAACTAGGGGTCATTGGAACGATATTGAGGCGATGTCGGGTCTGAAGCAGCGTGTATCTGCTGCATCTGATGCGCAGCAGGGTATGCCTACGGCAGACGGCATTCGTACAGCCACAGAGATCCAACGTCTTACGCAATTAGGCTCACAACGGCTGGGCGTACTTTCTCGTACGATCTCGGCCACCTCCATACGCCCTATGGTTCGTATGATGGTTGCCAACGTACAGGACTTCTTCGCTCCCGAAAGCTCCATCCGCATATCTGACAGTGATAGTGCGGGCAATGTGGCTGACATGGTGAAGGACGGATACCTCGACTTCAAACTTCAAGACATCCAGGGCGACATTGAGTACCTCGTCGTAGACGGTACGCTCCCCTTGGAGCCAACCCGCAACGCTGAGACATGGATCACGATGCTTCGTACTCTCAACGAGACTGGCATGGCGATGGAGTACAACAGCGGTAAGATCGTTGAGGAAGCCATCCGCTCCATGGGCGTCTCTGACCTTGACCAGTTCAAGATCAACAAAGAGCAGCAGGCTCAAGGCCCAACCCCATCACAACAGATGTTGATGATGGAGAAAGCTCGCGGCGCGAACGTACAGTCCCAAGAAGACATCGAGCGTCAAGTTGAGAACGGCAACCTAGTACCAATGAAAGAGGCTCCGAAGCAATGACGAACCCTGTAAACAGCAAGCACTGGGCATCACAGGTGGACGCGGTAACTCGCGAGTACATCGACGCCCGTATCCACGAAGAATTAAAACCTATGAGGGACGACATAGCGGCCCTTCGTGTTGCAATATTGGCAACTAGAGAAAGCCTACAGCGCGATATGGGCAATGTAGCGGGTCGGATGTCGAACACTGAAGAACTGCTTGAAATGTCGTCAAGCCGCGCAGCGAAATTGGCCAGTATCGCGAAACAGATGGACGAGGAAAGCTAATGGCACGCACGCGCGTCCCTTCAGAACAGCTAAACTTCCGCTCGCAGAACACGGGCGTCACGCTTCTTGATACGTATCTCGAGGACGCAGAGAAGGGCGGTCTATCGCTTGCTACTCTGATGGGTAAGTTGTTCAACGATGCGACTGGTGACATTGACGCCTTTGAGTTTCGTTACACAAACGAAAACGACACACAGACCTTGGAGCTTCGTATCGGTACGGACGGCGCATTCCAAGAGGTTGCATCTTTTACGCAGCTATTCACTGACTTAGCTAACTTCAAAACCACTGCCCTTTCCGACATGGAAGCGAAGCGGGCTGATGCGGAGCAGAGTGCGGGTGAAGCCCTTGCTTCTGAAACCGCTACGGCTCTTGCTCAGGCAGCATCTGAGGCAGCTAGAGACGACGCGCAGAGTGCGCGAGATCTCTCTCAAACTTATGCGAACCAAGCGTACCAAACCACACCAACCGTGATCCAGCAGGGCATCTTACTGGCCCAACTGCACGGTGAGCTATTCAACGGGAGTTCTCTCTAATGCC